TAGCCGCGGCGACCCGGAGGAACGTCGGGCAGACGTGGCTCTTCCAACGGAACACGCCGGACGCCGACATCTCCCCGCTCTACGCGACGCTCCTCGCGTGGCACGCCGCGACGACAAAGAAGAACGCCGTCAAGCCGCGCTCCCTCATCTACTAGACTTCGTCCCCTAATGGCTCTCCGAGACTTCTTCCGCCGCGAGAAGCGTCAGGCCTTCGGCTTCGCTTATCCGAACGTCTACGTCGACGAAGCAGGCCGGATGGGTCGCCTCTTCCCCGACGTGAACGCGGGCGTCATCGTCGACGAGACGTCGACGCTCAGCGTCCCCGGTATCTGGCGCGCCGTCACCCTCATCTCGGACGCGATCGGCGGACTCCCGTTCCACGCCTACCGGAGCGAAGAGTACGTCGACCCGCAACCGAACCTCCTACTGAAACCCGTCGCGACGGAGACGCGCATCGAGACGGTCTCCGCGATGGTCGCGTCGCTCATCATTCACGGGAACTACGTCGCGATCCTCGGCGAACCCGGCGCGAACGGCTACCCGGACTCGTTCTATCCGGTCGCCGTTCACCGCGTACAAGTACGCCGCGAAGACGGACGGCTCGTCTATCGGATCGACAACGCCGACTATTCCGCCGACGAAGTGCTCCACATAAAAGGATTCTCCATGCCGGGCGAGCACGTCGGCTACGGAATCCTCTCCGCGCAACGTCAAGCGATCGGCGGCGCGGTCGCCGTGAACACTTACGCGCAACGGTACTTCGACGGCGGCGCTCAACCGACCGGGATCATCTACTCCTCGAACCCCGACCTCTCGCAAGAAGAAGCCGACGCGCTGAAGTCCGCATGGCTCCGGCAGTACGGCGGCACTAAGCGGACGCCCGCAGTCCTGAACGAGTCGACGAAGTTCCAGCAACTCTCAGACAACGCGAAAGACGCGCAACTATTGGAGACGCGACAGTTCTCGCTCACCGAGATCGCGAACATGATCGGCCTCCCCGCCTACTACCTCGGCGCTCCGAACTCGTCACGCACCTACTCGAACGTCTCCGAAGAGAACCTCCAACTCGTCCGATGGTCGCTCATGCCGTGGATCCAGCGCATCGAGCAGAAGATGACCGAATACCTCCCGCGCGGGCAGTACGCGAAGATGAACGTCGACGCGCTACTCCGCCCCGACACGAAGTCCCGCTACGAAGCGCACAAGATCGCGCTCGACGCGGGCTTCCTTACGCTCGACGAGGTTCGCGAACTAGAGAACCGGGAGCCGCTCAACGAGACGATGAGCGACGAGCCCGTCCCGGCGGAAGTAGTATCTGAGCACACTCAGGAAGAATCAGACGACATCGAAGAGGACTCGGACGAATGATCGAGCGCAGGCACTACGACACGGCCCTCGAAGTGAGAGCCGAAGGAGACGGACGGACGATCGTCGGAATCGCCGTCCCCTACGACGTCGAGCAGCGCATCTCGCCGAACCTCGTCGAAGTGTTCCGGAAAGGCGTCTTCCGTGACGTCACCCGGGCCGCGAACCGCGTGAAACTCCTCTTCCAGCACAAGACCGACGCCCCGATTGGGCGCGCCGTAATGCTCGAAGAAAGAGACGGCGGCCTCTACGGCGAGTTCCGCATCTCCAAGACCGAAGCCGGGGACGAAGCGCTCGAACTCATCCGCGACGGCGTCCTCTCGAACCTCTCCGTCGGCTTCCAACCCCTCCGCGACGAGAAGCGCGGCGGCGTCGTCAACCGCCTGAAGGCTCACCTCGCGGAAGTCTCCCTCGTCACGTTCGGCGCTTACGGCGACTCCGCGTCGATCGTCGCAGTCCGTCAAGAGATCGAGAAGCCGAATCTCGCGTCCATCGAGCAGATCGTCGCGAAGGTTCGCAAGTGATCTCCAAGTCCTACTCGATTACCTCGACCCGGCAGATCGTCGTCGCAGCCGACGACCAGCCTCGGCACGTTTACATTCAGATCGTCGGGAACTCGACCGTCTACGTCGGCGGAACCGACGTCACCTCCTCCCTCGGCGTCCCCTACGAGAAGCACTCCTCGCCCCATACCGTCTTCGTTCCGACGAATGAGACGATCTACGCCGTCTGCGCGGACGGCGTAACCGAAACGCTCCGCGTGCTGACGCCCGACCTCGACTAGCGGCGATCATGCCGTGGCACATCGACACCGCGCACCCTGACTGTCGCTCCGGCTACGCAGTCGTCAAGGACGAGACCGGGGAAGTCGAAGGCTGCCACCGCACTCGCCGAGAGGCGCTCGCGCAACTCGCCGCCCTCAACATCGCCGAAGCCGAACGCGACACCGAACCCGCCGAGGAACGCCAAGAGGGCTACGCGCCGACCGACGGAATGGTCGCCGAAGCCCGCCGCGGCCTCGAATGGCGCGCCGCCTACGGACGCGGAGGGACTGCGATCGGCGTCGCACGCGCCCGCGACATCCTCAACCGACGACGCCTCTCTAGGACTACCGTCGCCCGCATGGCCTCCTACTTCGCGCGCCACGAAGTCGACAAACGCGCGCAAGGCTTCCGCCCCGGAGAACCCGGCTACCCGTCCGCCGGGCGGATCGCGTGGGCGCTATGGGGCGGAGACGCCGGGCAGACGTTCGCCCGGGCGATCATCGAGTCCTCGCGATCGTTGACGCAAGACGAAAACGTCCGCTAGCATCTCAGGCAGGCCGCACCCTCGGCCCGCGAAGAGCGCACCCGGCGAAAGCCGCACCCGCCACGCGGAGCAGCGAGCACCCGGTGAGCAACATCAGCACCACACCACAAGGACTAACACCGTGAACACATTCCTCGCCCGCCTCCACGAGCAGCGCTCGCAGAAGGCCGACCTCATCGACGCGACCCTCAACCGCGCAGCGGAAGAGAACCGCGACATCTCCGACGTCGAGACCGCCAACGTCGCGGCCCTCGCGAAAGAGATCGAGAAACTCGACGAGCGCATCGCGCAAGTCACCGACATCGAAACCCGCAAGGCCGCAGCAGCCGAACTCGCCCGCAAGGTCGACGGCTCGAAGGTCGAGAAGCGTGACGCCGCCCCGGCGCGCGTCACCCGCGAGGAGCGCACCTACCGCCCCGACGGCGACTTCTCGTTCCTCCGCGACGCCTTCGCCGCCCAAGTCCTCGGCGACTTCGAGGCACGCGAGCGCATCGCCCGCCACCAGCACGAGGAGAAGATCGAGAAGCGCGACGTCACCTCGGCGAACTTCGCCGGGCTCGTCGTCCCGCAGTTCCTCACCGACCTCGCGGCTCCCTTCGCGCGCGCCGGACGTCCGTTCATGGATGCCTCGCGCAAGCACACCCTGCCGAACGCAGGCCTCACCCTCTCGATCTCGAAGGTCACGACCGGATCGGCAGTCGCCGTTCAGTCCGAAGGCTCCGCCGTTCAGGAAACGAACATCGACGACACCAAACTCGACGTCACCGTGAACACGATCGCGGGTCAGCAGAACGTCAGCCGTCAGGCTCTCGAACGCGGAACCGGGATCGACTCGCTCGTCATGGCCGACCTCGTCAGCGCGTACCACACCAAACTCGATAACGAGTACGTCACCGGGAACGCTGCGTCGCTCACGAACACGATCACGCAGGTAATCACCTACACCGACGCCTCGCCGACGGTGAAAGAGTTGTACCCGAAGATCCTCGACGGAGTTCAGCGCATCCAGACGAACTACTTCGGCGGGCCGAACTTCATCCTCTGCCACCCTCGCCGTCTCGCGTGGATCCTCTCCGCGACCGACGATCAGGGTCGCCCGTTGGCGCTGCCAACCTCGAACGGCCCGCAGAACGCGGTCGGCGTGGGCAACGGCTCCGTCGTCTACGGCAACTCGGGCTATTCGATCGCCGGACTCCCGGTCATCACCGACGCCAACGTCATCACGACCAACGGCGCAGGCTCGAACGAGGACGTCATCATCATCGGCAATACGCAGGAGTCGCACTTGTGGGAGACCGCTAACGCGCCCTTCATGCTGCGCTTCGAGGACGTCAAGTCGGCGGAACTCGAAGTGAAGATGGTCGTCTACGGGTACTCCGCCTACACGGCGAACCGCTACCCGAACGCTTTCGCCCTCATCGGCGGAACGGGCCTCGTCACTCCGACGTTCTAACTCGTAGGCCTCGCGGAAGGCTCGGATCGGTAGCGGCATGATCCGAGTCTCCGCAGGCTTCCGAACCGGACGAACCTCGACTAAGGCTTCGTCCCGGGTCGGCGTCCCGACCGCTCCTCTCGCCTCCTTGAGTCGAGCGTCGGACGATCCGCTTCCGGCCCGGGGCGATTCATCTCCGAAGAAGCGGAAGGGAAAGAAGCGCTAGATCATGGCTATCACGAACGGCTACGCGACGCTCGCTCAGTTTCAGGCATATGCCAACATGAGCACGATCACCGCCGACGAGACGACGACGATCGAGAAAGCGATCGAAGCCGCCTCCCGGACGATCGACCGCATCGCTAACCGCCGCTTCTACCGCGACACGAACGCGACCGCGCGCCTCTACCGAACGATCGACTTCTACGTCCTCCCGGTCGACGACATCGCCGACACGACGAATCTCGCCGTGAACCTCGACGCCGACGGGAACGGGAACTACACCGACACGCTGACGCTGAACGTCGACTACATCCTCGACCCGGTGACGGCCCCGCAGAAAGGATGGCCGTATACGCGCGTGACGATGGTCGGCTCCGAAGTCTTCCCGCTGCCGATCTCGCGCCGCCCGCAGGTACAAGTAACCGCCCGGTGGGGATGGTACAACGGGACGCCCCCGGACGACGTCGTCGAGGCGTGCCTCATCCTCTCGGCGGACTACGTCAAACGCGCCTCCAGCGTCGGCGGAGTCCTCGGCCTCTCCGAACTCGGCGCGATCCGCATGAGCCCGCTCGGACGCGACATCTCCGCGATCGTGCGCGCCTACCGTAAAGAGGTCGTCGCGTGACGCCCTCGACGGTGCGCGACAAGATAAAAGCCGCGCTGAACATCACGGGCCTCCGCGTCTTCGATACGATCCCCGACAACATCATCCCGCCCGCCGCAATCATCGGCCAACTCTCCTTCGACTACGACCTCGTCTTCGGACGCGGGGCCGATTCCGCGACGTGCGACGTGATCGTCGTCGCCGGACGCATGAGCGAACGCGCCGCGCAGGACTATCTCGACAACCTTTTACAACCGACCGGGAACTCGTCCGTGAAGACGAAGATCGAGTCCGACCAGACTCTCGGCGGGTCGGTGACGAGCGTCCGCGTCGCCCGGGCCGAACCGACGTCTATCGTCTCGTCGGGCGTCGAGATGCTCGCCTACCGATTCCAAGTCGACCTATGGGGCTAGACTCGCACTCCATGAGATACCGCGTCACGTCCCGCCGACTCGTCGGAACCGCCGAAGGCGATCTCATCTCCGCCGAAGGCCTCGCGGCTCTCGGCATCGACGCCGAGCACGCCGCCGCGTCCGGCCACGTCGTCCCGGTGGAGTATGCTGAACCGAAGAAACACAAGGGCGCCCGCAAGGACGCTTCCGACTCAGACAAGGACTAGAATCGCATCATGGCAACCGTCACCGCTCTCGGAAAGGCGACCGTCTTCACCGTCGGTTCCGTCGATCTCGCCGACCAACTCGTCTCGATCACGATGGAGAAGACCGTCGAAGCGCTCGACGCGACGACCCTCGTCGACACCGCCCGCCGCAACGCCGCAGGCCTAGAAAACTCGACGACGACTTTCACCGTGATGGGCTCGTTCGCTACGACCGAAGCGATCCAGACGATCTTCGGCGACGTCGGCATCGAGTCGACGATCGTCTTCGAGCCGCTCGCATCGGCCCCCGGTGTGAGTTCGCCCCGCTACACGCACTCGAACGCCTTCCTCGCCTCAGCGCCGATCGTCGTGAGCGTCGGCGAACTCCTCCAAGTGACCGCCACCTACACGGGCGGCTCGATCGCGCAGGCCGTCGCGTAAATGCTCGACATCTCCGTCACGATCAAGCGGAAGGACGGAACGCAAGAATCCTTCCCCGTCTACGCCGACTCGCAAATCGCCTTCGAGCGATGGGCGAAAGTCTCCATCTCGGCGGCCTTCGACCCGGCCACGAAGCCGAAAATGGAATACCTCTACTACCTCGCATGGCTCGCGGAGAAGAACGCGGGCGGCACGGTGAAAGTCTTCGACGAATGGGTGAAGAGCGTCGCCGCAGTCGGCCACGAGGACGGCCCGGGAAACTAGGCATCCCCGGAGGCGGGGTCGCGCGAGAGATCGCCGAACTCGTCCTCGA